TTAGTTTTCCGCTTGATACCGCAAACTTTCCGCAGAGTCTGATCTCTCTTCGTTCTCGGTATCGAAGGAAAATCCGAGCTTGGCGGCCAGTCGGCCGATCGATGGGTTTGCCAATTTGACGTAGCGCTCCCATTCGTCTGATTCCCATCCACCTTCCGCCTTCAGGCGCACGACATCCTTTGTCTGGCTATAGAACCAGGTCGCCCATGAATGCCGCGCGACGTGCGGTGTATATATAGAAGTGTCAAAATCCATATCGCTGATCGCGCGCGTCCAGAAGGAAAGCTTATAGCCCCTGTCCTTCTTCTTCTCATACGGCCGACCGTCGTAACGAAGGAAAAGCGGGCCTTTGGTGCCGAGGTTCGGCAAGGTCGACAGCGCGGCCACGACGCGCGGGCACAGATTGACCATCCTCTCTTTGCCATTCTTCGTGTCGCGCAGGATCGCATAGCGATGCTCCAGCGAGACATCATCGCGGCCGTCGACCATCAACGTCTCGCCGACGCGCGCGCCCTGGCCGAAAAGGAAAGTGGCGAGCGCTGGCGACCATGGGTTAGGAAAGCGTGACGCGGAAACGTGTGTCAGGAATGTCAGCGCCTGGTCAGGTCGCAGGAAGTGCGTTCGCTTCTCGCCGTCGTCGGGCCGGGTGATTTCAGGTCGGAACTTGTTGGCGCGCATGACCGCAATGATCGGGCCATGCCATTGCCGCCGTCGCGTTGAGTCATTCGGGTAATGCTTTTTCCCTTCAGTGTTGATCAGCTCTTCTTTAATCTGATCTATTGGCTTCGCCGCGAAAAGGTCGAAGCGTGAATGAAGGCGGAAGGGTTCGCCTTCTTTATGGCTGGCCCGCAAGAAGCGCGCCTCGCCGCCGTCCCTTACATATTTTTCCGCCGCTGCGCGGAACGTGACAGTGGGTTCACGACCGGTGATATTTCGCTCCGCAGCCTCGTTTTCGATTTGCCGGCGGATTGCGTCTGCCTGGGCTTCGTCGCGGACTTTGGTCGATCGGCGGACCTCAACTGAATTAGGTTGCCCATCTCGCCAGATTGTGACGGTACCGGTGACATAGAATATTCCGGACTTTTCATCTCGTTTGAGCTTGAGGGGCATTCGACCATCTTCTCGGAAAGCAGGCGCAACTGATCAGGGCGCAACTTAACCGTTCGTCCACAGCGCACAAAGGGTATTTCGTGGCGGCGAATCAATTCGCGCACCACACGGGCGGGGTTTCCGACTTCGGTGATGCCGAGCAGGCCGGCAGCTTCCTCAAGCGGGATGGGTTGCGGGAGAAACATTGGTCCCCTCCTTCACCTTGGCGAGCGCATTCCGGCTCGTGACCATCGTGTAGCCGTCCCCAAAGCGGACACAGCAGCTGTTCATGGTGCCGCGTGCGATGACTTCGCAGTGCTGGCCTTTGCGACCCTGGCGATTCCAACGATAGACGTAGGGCAGCGCCGTCATGAAATCGTCCTTCCATGTGCCGTGATCGCGTCGGCAACAGTCTGCCTCATCTCGCGATCGAGGTTGAAAAAACCGAGCTGCCCACGGCAGGGAATGAGTGGAAGCGGGAAAGAATCGCGGAGGACGAAGCCATAGCGGCCGTAAAACCAGCGGCTTCCCATTTCGGTGACGCAATCTACAATACAGGCCATTCCGACAACGGCACCGCGCGGCAACGCCATATCGCGCTCGTCATCCTTGTCCAGCTCAGACTTGGAAACGCCGGCATGAACGATGAACCAGCCGCGAACCTTGGTCGGCCAGTCCCTGTTTTCGACATCCTTGCCGTCGTGGAAGATGTGATGCGGGTACGGCTGTTTTATGCTCAGCTCCTTGATATCGCCTGCCGCTACGCGTGCGGCCAGATTGAGGTAATCGATCATGCGCTGTCTCCCTGTTGGAGAGTAGAGCGGGTCTCATCTAATATCGGCCGAAGAGCATCAAGATCGTAATCCTCAACGCCAATCTCGCGAAGACGCGCTTCCGTTGTGAGGGCGGCAGCGCTGATGATTTCCCTTGCTTCAGTATCATGACCCCAAACGCGCATGATGATGGCGGCTGCAATCGCCATGCCGATCCCAACGCTATCGTCGTCGCGTTCGCTGATTCGATGCTGCAGCTGCTCGACGGCTTTCAGATAGCCGCTGGCCTCAGTCTGTTTGACAAAGACTTCGGTCTGCAACTCGTCGACCTTGGCGCGCAACGTTACCAACTCAGCGCAAGCCATATCCATCAAGGCGTAGGCTTCCGGCTGATAGCCGGTAATACCGGCGCCTATGGCCTTCATCCACTTGTCGAGGTCGCCTTCAAAGCGCAGGCGTTCGCGCTCTGCTGATTTTGCGATCTCATCGCGCATTCGCTTCATGCTGTAGCGCGGGCGAGTGTCCGCATCGGCTTCGGCCAACGGCGCGACGGGATCGCCATATAGATAGCCGATCTCGTGACCATTATCGCGCGCATTGCCTTCGATCAGCGCAACGTCGAGACTCATATGAAAGCAGCCGGTGCTGTCCTCATACCACGCTGCTCGCGGCTCTGCGGACTCGCCGGCCGTTATCGCGGCGCCGCGCTGGTGGATCATCATTGCGAAATTCGCAACGTCGATCGGGTCGCCCTTCAGCGCATGCCTGATCAGCAGCTTCGATAGATGCTCGATCGTGCATTCGTCTGGATCGTCCCATCCGCCATAGCCTTCCGCGCGTTTCTTCGCGAGCTTGGCTTTCATGGCGTTCGCGAAGCGATCAACGGCGCTGTAGTCGGTATGTAGGACTGAGCTGATGGCGCGGCTGATATCGCCTGCGCGCACGTTCCCGATGATGCGGGCTTCCGCAACCCATGTCGCCGCGCATCCCAGCACGGCCAGCAAGACGCGGCGCGGATCGGCCTCGTCGACATTGCCGGCAGCTGCGGCGGATGCTTCAGCGAAAAGAAGCTGATTATCGGTCATTTCCGTTTTCTCCGTTTGCGGCCAATGGCAATCATGAGGGCAACGAGGATCGCCAGCAGCGCCCAACCGAAGGCGCCAAGGATGACAAAGCGCCAGTCGTCAGACATGCCCATTCGCCTTGTCCGCCAAAGCCAGAAGGTGAAGGGTGTTGCGCGGCAGTGAGATCGGCATGATGTAGGCGCCGCCGCTCTTTTCCGTCCCAACCCACGGCAGCACCGTGCGGCGATCGTCGGATACGATGCGGCTGAAGCGGGCCTCGTCGAGCCATGCCTGCTTATTGTCGGAAATGAAGGTGGAGACGGCGCGCCAATTGTGACCGCCGCAGCGGGCCGCGATCGAGCTTGCAGTTTCGCCGGCCAGATAGGCCTTGCGAATGGCGTCCTCGTCGAATTCCATGCGGCTGACGCGGTTTTCTATCCTGTTCATAGTTGGCTCCGGATACGGGTCGTTGTGAAAAAGGGCGGCGTTGAGCCGCCCTTTCTGCGTTTGCCGGGTCGGGTGATTACTCGGGCTTGCCCTGGTAGGCCGGCAGATCGGTGTCAGCCGCCACGCGCTCCAGATCGCGCGTGACCTGCTCCGTCACATAAATGTCGGGCCGATAGAGGTGGACCGACCAGGATACAGAACCGCCGCCCTGCGGCATGCGGTAGCGCAAGCGAGCCGGCAGGCGTGCCTTTTCACCCTGGTAGAAGGGTGCGACGGAGATCATGAACAGGCTTGGCACGATGATCTTGCCGCCCTTGGTATCACGGGCGGTGTGGGTTTCCTCCCACGTCAACTCGCCCTCGCCCGTCGCCAGCGTCACCGCGCTGCTGGCCTTCGTCTCCGCATGAATCTTCAGGCCGCGCGACAGCATCTGCAGCTCGTTGGGATAGGCCACTTTCCCACCAAGCATTTCCTGCCAATAGGTGATTTCATCCTCATGCGGCGCGGCAAGGTCGGCGCGATGATCTTCGATGAACTCGGCGAACTGGCCCTGATTGAGCGGCTTGCCATTGATTGATACCCAGGCCTGCCATTCTTCCGTGAGGGGGAACGGATACTGGATGCGGTGGCTGCAATTGTCGGCAGCACCGCCCGGCTCGATCGAGTGATAGTCGATGATCGACATAAGCGACGGCTCGCGCCAATTGGTATCAGCGAAGATTACACTATCGCTGGTGGCATGACGCTTGGTGAGTCTCGTGAAGCTCTCCAGCGTCTTAACGACGGCCGTTCCTCTCTTGCGCTTGGGCACGGTGCGCCACTCGTCGAACAGCGCCGCGACACTCTCGGGCTTCCCGGTGGTGCGATTGATGAAAACCGGAATGCTATCCGGTACGCCAATCGCCTTTGCATCGTTGGCGATCACGGCTAAGCCCGAGCCGGCGGCATCACAAAGCTTCTTGAGGGTTTCGAGGTCGACGGGTGCGCCGACGTTGAGCAGCGGCGAAGCGGCGGCTTCAAGCGTGGCGGCGGTGTCATTGGTCTTGCTCGTCATGGGTCTTCCTTTCTGACGGGTTGCAGGCTTAGCGGTTGTGGATGATCTCGCGAGGGCCGCCGATCATGTCCATTTGCTGGGGGTGCTCGGTCGAAAAGCCGCCGTCGTCGGTCGTGAAATACATCGTGGTCCGACGCTTCAGTTGCGGCAGCTTGGGAATGGGAATCTGCGGATTGAGAGCGACCATTTCGCCGCCGTCCTCGACGACAAGATCGAAATGGAGCGAAACGCGGGCCTTGAAGGTGCCACGGTGATTGTCCATTGCCATGTCGGTCAGCGCCTTGACCGTCGCGTTCAGTGTGTTTGAAAGATCATCGTTGACCTTGCCGCCTTCAAGCGTGGCGAGCAGGGTTTTGGCGTCACGAATTTTCATGATCGGTCTCCGGTTGAGGGGGTGGCGCGCTATTTCGCCGCGCGCTGCGTCTGGTCGTCTTTGACGACTTTGATCTTGCGGATGATGCCGTCGTGTTGGGCTTTCGCGACCTTCGGCACGTCGCGGCCGTCGACACCGCTGATTTTGAGCTTGGTGCCGTCGTCGAAGTGGACGCGGAACGTGGGGTTTGCGCTGCGCTTGCCCATGGTCAGCCCCTCCCCGCGATCACGAACGCGAACGCAATGACGGCGACGACAAGCTGAATGCCGACAAGGGCGGTGAGCGCCGCCGAAGACACGGCGGGTGCACTCGGGCGCTGGCTGATGCGGGGGGTGAAGTGGTTCACGTTCGGATGCCTCCTTTGATCCGTTTCGGAAACCGTCGACGCCAGGGGTGGGACGTGACGGTTGCCGAACCGGATCGGCTCAGGCGGCGAATTCCATATTCGCGGCGCGCACGCCGGCGGCGACGGCCTCAAAGTTGCGGTTGAAGCTGGCTTCGCTGATGCCAGCTTTCAGCGCGTCTTCTTTGGAGATGCTGTTGCGCTCAAGGGTCAGCTTGATCATCAGCTGGATATCGAGGGCGTCGGTTGCGGTGGTATCGGATTTGGTTTTCATGGCTTGCTCCGGTTTTTCCCGCCGCTCGCCGCTGTCCGGAGGAAGGGACAGCGGCGGTTCGCGGCATCCGGGGATGGGAGGAAATCGACCGGATGAGAAATAGGTACACATTGCACCTATGCCAGGCAAGCACAAAATAGGTCTGTTTTGCACCTACGCCAAAAACAACCATAAACAGCTGCCCATCGTAGGTGCAATTTGCATCATCTTATCAATGTGATTCGCGGTTGATTGAACCCGATACATCAGGCTAACGTTCTGGTCGAAAAAGTGAGGGGCGAGCCATGTTCAGGCGCCGTGCGACAGTCGTTTGTGTGATTATCGGTTTTGCTGCCTCGGCGAATGCCGACCAGGCAGCGTGTAAGATCTACGCACCGGTCTTGGAGCCCTTGGGGCCTGCGATGAGAGATGTCGCTACAGGCCTCGAAGGACAGGATACGTCAAAGATAAGTGAAAACTTCGACGGAGAGCAACGCGCGGCACTGGAGAAGATGGAAGCTCTTCGCAAGCAGCTCTTGCCACTTCTGAAGGCCTACGCCGATCAGATTGAAGATACGGCCTACGTTATGAAAAAATGCGCGCGCGATTAGGCGCGCGCCTTCCCTTACATCTCGATAACTGACCGCTTGACACGGCCAATCACCGTGACCGCTCCCTGAAAATCAGGGGCTTCTATGTCGGCATATGATGCCGGCTGGAATGGCGGATTATCGTTAGGGCGATATCGTTTATAGGTGGCGTTTCCGGACTCGTCCGCAACGACATAGCATGCATTTGGTGCAAGACGCTTGTCGCGACGGTTCACGAACACGATCGAACCAGGTGGTGAGATCTTGTTCATCGAATCACCTACGACACGCAATGCAATCCAATCGCCGTCAGGAAGATCCAGAGCGGGGATTGTGGGGAAATCGGCCAACTCGGTTATCCCCTCATGTTCCCCGAGCGCCCCGGCGCTGATCCACGATATCAGCGGAACATCCGTTGCTTTGATCGGCTCTTCGTCGATATCGTCCGGTTCGCCGGCTCCCATGAAAAGCCAGTTGAGCGAGACTTTGAACGCTTTGGCGTATTTCCGCGCGTCGGTCAGGCTGAAGCTTCCACGTAGCTCGTGACCTTTGTAGGTGTTTTCATTCCAGTCGAACCGTTGCGCAAGCTTGCGATAGCCGCCAAAACCCGCGTTGACGCGCGCTTGTGCAAGCCTTTTGGCTCGCTCTGCTTTCTCAAATTGTTCTATTCTGTCGGTCATGGTGTAAATTGTACCTACGTTTGAAGGTGCAAATCACATCCATCGTCACTTGACATATGTAGGTGTGTATTGCACCTATATGGCATGTTTCACGCTCTGCTCATTGATCTTTGGCCCTCATTGTCCGCGTTCGCCGATGACTTGGCGGTCCCTTACGAGACCGCGAAAGCCATGCGTCGGCGCGGATCAATCCCCGCCGGCTATTGGAAGCGCATGATCGAGGCTGCTGCTGATCGAGAGATTTGCGATGTGACGCTGGAGCGTCTGGCGGATTTAGCGGCGGAAGCAAGGGAGGCGGTAGTATGAGCCTCGCCCTGTTTCGCGCCGATGGTTTCCTGCGTTTTTGTCTGCCGCAATCATGTGGGCCTCCGTGATGTCCTGACGGCATCCTTACGGTGTCGCCGTCCAGCACTCACTGAATCCTTTCTCCGATCTTTTTCCTTGCCAAACTGCGAGGTGCTTTCGTGCGTTCAATTTCTGACATCGGCGCGCGTGCGCTGAAAGCTGCTACCGTAGCCGCTTATGAAGCGCTCGGCGGCGTTTCGCTGGTTTCCGAGATCCTTTCGATCGGGATTTCAACCCTCTCGAAATATGCGTCGTTCAATCACGAGTGGCGCGAAAACTTCATTCGCATCGATCTGGCTGTCGAGCTGGATCGTCGCGCCGATCATCCTTTCATCCTGTCGACGATGGCGCGCGAACTTGGCTACGAGCTGGTGCGCGATGTTCATTGCGAGATGATATCGGCCGATCTCAGCCCTACCGGCGTTCTTCGCCTTCATCGCATCCTCGACGATGTAGGCCACGAGACGGCCCGCGCGATCGAGGATGGCTATGTGGATGCCGCCGAACGGCAGAGCATCCGCCGCAAAATCGCGCTTGCCATGCAGGAACTGGCCCGCCTCGACGGCTTCATGATCGGCGGTGCACAATGAGCGCGGCGCCAAAGACGGGCGATCGCGCCGCTCAGATCCTGCGCGATGTAGTCGACAACGGACAGTACAAGAGCGGCGACCTGTCGGAACGTCGCGCCTGTGTTCGTCTGAACGGCAAGGGGCTGCTGCGCCGCGACAAGAAAGACGCTGACCTTTGGTTTCCATCGCAAAGGCTGCTCGATCAGGACGGCGCCATAACGGCGGTAGCCGAAACAGCCGGCGCTGCACATGACGCGGAAATCGCGGCTGCGGCGCAGGCGGACACGTCCGGTCTGGTCGCCACGGTGCAACGCGCTCGCGCTTTGCTTGACGACGGCGACATCATTCGCGCCAGGATTGTTGCTGCCGGCGCTTATGAGCAGGCGAAAACGGAGGCAGGCTTTGCCGAAAAGTTCGGCGCAACCGAGGCGCTGGTTGCAAAGGCTCGTCGCCTGCAGGGTGACGCGCTTCTGATCGAGACGCGCGCGAAAATGCTGATCGCCGACGAATGGGATGCCGCGCGCGCGGCTGGTCTCGTTTCTAAGGGTGGTCGGCCGAAAGCCGTTTCCGATGGAAACGAGTTAACATCTGAAAATACAGGTCTTTCGCGGAAAGAAATTCATGAGGCGCGCAAGCTCGCAGCCGCCGAAGGTCGCGAGCCGGGTCTGATCGAGAAGGCGATTCGCGCACGGCTTAGGGCGGGTCTGGAGCCGACGCGCGCCAATCTTCGCGCATCGATCGGCACGAAAACCGCCACGAAGGAAGAGCGCAGCAACAATCTTTACCAAACGCCTCCGGAAGCAATGTGGGCGTTGCTCGCGCTTGAGAAATTCGAGGGAACGATTTGGGAGCCGGCCTGCGGGCGCGGCGCCATCGTTCGCCTGCTGGAAGCGGCGGGCCATGATGATCTGATTCTGTCAGATATCGTCGATTACGGCACGGCTGACCAGTTCGGCGCGGTGCAGGACGTGTGCGATTTCATGGCGACGGAGCCGATGGACGGCAGGCCGGTCAGTATCGTGACCAACCCGCCCTACGGCGAAAACCTCAATGCCTTCGTCGCGCATGCGCTGCGCGTCCATCGCCCTCGCAAGATGGCGCTGCTGCTCAACATCAATTTCTACTTCGGCTTTGAGGATGCTGACCGCAATTTCGCGCTGCAGGACCATAAGCCTTCGCGGATATGGGCGTTTTCGCACCGTCTTCCGATGATGCACCGCGACGGATGGGATGGGCCTGTTTCGACCAGTTCCATGAATACCGCCTGGTTCATCTGGGAGCTGGACGCAGATGGCAACTATGCGAGCCGCACCGAACTCGACCGCGTGCTTTGGGATGATTTTGTGCCGGCAGCTGCGGCGGAAAGCGAGGCGGCATGAACGCGCCGCTGACCGACCGCGACCGCCAGAAAGCGAAGCTCGCCCGTCTTACCGATATCGCCGACCGTCTTGCTGGCGATGTCTGGCACGTGGATGCGGATGGCGACAAGATCCGTATCGTCACACGACGCTCGACGGGCGAGGACGCGTTGCTGCTGACGATTAACAGCGATGCTCTGCACGACGAAATCGAAATCATCGCCAGCGCGCTCGATCACCTGTTTCTCTTCCTTGGTCTGCGCAGTCGCGCCGTCGAGACGGTGCAGGAACTGCGCGCGGAAATCGAGCGCCTGAAGCGCAAGACCGATTCTGACGACCTGACCCGCACCGTCTCCATCATGCTTTCGTGGCGGATCTTTCAGCGCTTTCTCGAAACGCGCGGCGCTGGTGGCCCGGTGCGCAGCAAGGCCGAAGCCGACACGCGCCTGAAAAGCGTCCTCAATATCAGCAGCAAGACGCTTCTGAACACGGACGATCGCGCCCGCCAGGCCTGCCTGAAACTGCTGAGCGATTACGACATTTGGAAGCGAGGTGGCCGATGAGCGTCTATGTCGACGATATGAAGGCCGCCTTCGGCAACATGGTCATGTGCCATATGTGGGCCGATACAGACGCCGAGCTGCTGGCCATGGCTGACACGATCAGGGTGCAGCGCAAATGGATTCAGGGTCACCCGACGCTGTCTTTCGGCAAGCATCGCAACGCCAGTTGGGTGCATTTCGATATCGCTCTTTCCAAGCGCGCTCTCGCCGTCAAGGCCGGCGCGATTGAAACCGACCGGTTCGGACCTGTCATCCACAGGGCCAAACTGATGCTGCGCCACGCCGAAAGCATCGGTGATGCCGAATTGGCCGCGCGCGCCAGCGACAAGATCGCCCGCATTGAGGCATTGCGCGACGAAAATGCGAAAGGGCCGCTGCTATGACCAGCCGCACCTTTCCTGAAGTCTCGATCACGGCCGGCGGCCAGCAGGTCAAGGCCATGAAAATCAACTGCTCGGAATGCGAGGCCGTTGGCTATTACGCATTTCAGAGCGGGCACAAGCGCAGGCCGCCCGTCGCGGCGGTCCAGCATTTCCAAAACAAGGATTGGGTGGTCGGCAGCACGCCGCGAAAGGACTTGTGTCCTGTCCACGCCAAGCTTTCCAGAAAGAAGGGGACGAAGGCCATGGCGGACGCAACCGCGCCTGCGGCGGATAAGCCGCGCGAGATGACACGCGATGATCGCCGCATCATCAATGACAAGCTCGACGAGGTCTATGCCAACGACGCCTATAAGTCGCCCTGGAGCGATTCCGCGGTCGCCCGCGATCTCGGCGTGCCGCGTGATTGGGTGGCGCAGGTTCGCGAGGCGTTCTTTGGCGAGGCCGGCACCAATCCGCTTTTCGACGAGTTCCTGAGCGCCAAAACAGCCATTGAGCAGGGCATGACGGCGGTCGTGGCTTTGCAGGATGCCGCGATCAAGAAATTCGACGCCTGCACCAAGGAGCTTGCCGATCTGCGCAAGAAACTCGACGACCTGCGCATCCTCGGTCGCCGCATCGAAAAGGAGATCGGCAAGTGAGCGAAATGCTTCCGATCGTCGAGCAGTTGGCGGACTGCCAAACGCATGCAGAGCGCGAGGACTGGCTAATGCGCTGCCCTGACGGTGTCCTCGGCCGTGATCATATGGCAATCCGCCGTATTCTTCAGTCGGTCAGTCTGCTTGCAGGCATCGCATATCTCGAAGCGCGCGTTGCCGCTGTCAACGCTGTGCGCCTAGCTGACGGCAATCTGCCGCAGACTGTCGTCTTGGCGGTCAATGTGGCGCGCATCGATCTCAAGATCGCAGCACGGCAGGGAGGGTGTGTATGAGCAATGCGCGTTTCTCCATCATCCCGGCTTGGATCGTCACAGATACACGCTTAAAGGGCAGTGATCTGAAAGTGCTTTGCCTTCTCGGTACCTACACCAACAAAGAGGGCTGGTGCCGCCGCAGTCAGGTGAAGATGGCGGAACAGCTCGGTTGTGGCCGCTCGACGGTACAGGATTCACTCAACCGCCTTGCTGAGATCGGCGCCGTCGAAAAGCGCAAGGTGGATAGCGCGGATGGCCGAGACAGCGCCCATTGGTATCGCGTCATCCTTGATCGCGTCTTGGGCGCCGATGTCTTCACCGCTTTCGACGAGGAAGATGAAGAGGAATTCGGTCCTAAGTCTGGCTCCCAGGGTGGTGCTACCCCTGCCGGCACACCGGCACCCCCTGCCGGTATACCGGCACCCCCTGCCGCCCCTAGACCGGCACCCCCTGCCGGCTCTGGGCCGGCACCTATTAACGATACTCTTAACGATCCTTCTAACGATCGAGAGAGAGCGCGGGATGCGGGCGAAGAGGATTTGAAAAAGATCCAGCGTGATTTCAAGCGCTGGTATCCGACATGGCCGACCTACATCGGCGACAGCGAAGATGCTGCATGGCGTCATTTTGTAGCCCTGACAGCGGAGGAGCGGGCTGCCTGCCTCGATCGTACGCCTGAGTTCATTAGCGCGGTGAAGGGTATCAAGGGCAAGTTCACATATGCCAGCGTCTATCTGAAGGGCAAGGCGTGGGAGAAGCTTGGCGATCCCAAATCGGAACTGGCAACGCCCGCCGTTCACAATCCCTACAGCCGCGCGTGGATGGCTCTACGCCTTGCTGAGCTGCTGAAGCCGATGGCAACGGCTATGCCGGTTCTAACCGCATTCCAACGTTCTCAGGTCGCAGCAGGTGGCGATGCTGCCCGCCAGGTCGAGCGCGAGCGCCGTGAAAAGTATGGCTGGCCGAAGGTTAACACCATGCACGAATTTGCCGAGCGTGCGCAGGGGGTGACCGTGTCGGCGCCGCTCGTCGTGGTCTCCGAAGGCTTTGAAAAGGTCCATCGCGATAGCGAACAGGCTGCCGCGTGGCGTGACTTACATGCGCGGATGGGGTGGCCCTGGCTTCCCATCCCGAGTGGCGTGAACTGGCTGTACTTCCCGGCGGGCGAGCCAGGTGAAGCGATGGCGGATTTTGAACAGACGATCAGCGAGGGACGCGGCAATGACGATGCATAGAACAATCACCATGGGCAAGGATTTCGACATGGCACGGCTGATGCCCGTACTGGAAAGGCAGGCGAACCTGCGCGCCATCCGTGCACGCATGCTCCACCTTGCAAGCGCGAATCAGAACGGTGATCGTCATTGGTACGTGCTGGAGACCTTCTCTAGCTGCGAAAGGGCTGTGGAAAAGCGCCTGTCGGATGAAAATGTTCGTGCCTACTTGCCGCTGATCGATGGCGGTAAAGCGGTCGTGCGGCACCGTGTTGTGCAGCGTGGTGCCCGCCCTGCCCTGCCTGGATATCTGCTCGTTTCTATCGTGCCATCGCCCGCTGCATTTGTCGCTTTGGCGAACCTAAAGCAGGTTGTCGGCTTTGTCGGCGGCACAGAAAACCCGCATCGTGTCTCCGATGAAGATGTTAGCAGATTCAAGATCAAGCTTGGCGAGTATGATGCTAACAGCGCCCACTCTGAAATGTTCGTAAAGGGCGACTGGGTGCGCTTCGACGAAGGGCCGTTTATCGGCTATTCCGGCCGCATCCTTAAGATCCGGAAGATGACGGTGATGCGCGGAGTGAAGCCGATCGCGGTGGAGGCTGTTGTTGAAGTGCGCTTTGGCGATCAAGTGAAGACGGTTTCCACCCCTCTTGCACTGCTCGGAAAACTATGAGCTTATTCGCTCCACGGATGATCTGATGATCCTGAAGCAAGCGTTTGACTCGCCCGACAAGAACGGGCCAGGAGTGAGGGAAACCTCCACGTGGGTATGCCGGTCAGACCCTGCCTTGACAGCCTCAACGGAGGCACCGATTCAAGGCCAGTGCGCAAGCTATGTCTCATCACAAGAACGATAGGCGGCCCTCGGGTCGCCTTTGTCGTTCATAGGGTATGGCAAGCAAGCCGAAGTCCTTCCGTCTCCGTGGTACGCCTACCGGCCAGCAGCGCGAACGCGAGTATGATCGCGAGCGTGATAGGCAGCCTGGCCGCCAATGGTACAAGACCAGCCGCTGGCAACGCGAGCGCGCCGACTTCCTCGCTCAGCCTGACAACCAGTTCTGTCGTCGATGTGAACAGGTTGGCCTGCTGAACGCGGGTCACCTGACGATGGCAGGCGAGCTGCAGAGCAACCCACGGCGTATGCACCTGGTCATCGACCACATCAAGCGCCACTACGGCGACGAACGCTTGTTCTGGGATCGGTCGAACTGGCAGCCTCTCTGCCCTGATCACCATGACATCGTGAAGCAGGCCGAAGAGCGAGCCGCCGCCCCTCATAGGTAGGGGGGCGGGTCAAAAGTCTGGAGCCTTGAGGGGCTAGACCGGTGGGTGTGCCCGCGCACGTCGCCGCGAAATTACCGAAATATTTTTTTCTGTCGCCAAATAGGAGGGCGAACGATGGCACGTGGTCGCAAGCCCGATACCGTAGAGCAACAGGCTGCAAAAGGCGCGCCCGGCAAGCGCATGTCTGCACCGGAAGTGCAGAAGGCTCGCGAGCCAAAGGCGGCAACGCCGGTCGCGATCGGCAAGGTTCGCCCGCCGAAGTGGCTCAAGCGCAGCCGCAAGGCAACCGAGATCTGGAATGATCTGGCGCCGAAGCTTGAGCGGCTGAACCTGCTGAACGATCTCGATGCAACTCCGCTATCGCGCTACTGCCGTTATATCGTCGAGTGGATTGCCGCTGACATCACCGTCCAGAAAGAAGGGACATGGTTTGAAGCCAAAGATACGAACGGCAACCTGACGAAAAAGCGTCATCCGGCTTGGCAGGCCTGCCAGGACATCGAAAAAATGCTGCGCGATCTAGAGGCTACCTTCGGCATGCGTCCTGATGCTCGTTACAAGATCATGCGCGACCAGGCCGCCGCCCATGGTCTCGGTAACCTACCGCTTTGGGGCGATCAGCAGCCTGTTGCCGGTGAGAAGCCAACAGCCCCTGCGCCTGAAGCGAGCCAGCAGGACGTTATGGGCATCCTGAAGTCCTTCGATTCAGCAGCGCCAGGCCGGCCGAACTGATCATGGACAGCATTTCAACTGCTGCTATTCAGGCGTCCGCCGGTGCGCAGCTGTGGCCCGAACCGGAATGGATCACCGACGCGGCTGATAAGCACGGCTGGGAATGGGCGCGCATCGCATGGCGCCGGTGTTGTACGGTGTCCGGCGCATGGTTCGACTATGCCAAGGCTGATGCGGCGGTAACGCTCTTCCCGACCGTCTTCCGTCTGACAGAGGATCGCTTTGCCGGCAAACCCTTTCGCCTCGGCCTATGGCAAGAGATCATCGTTAGGCTGCTCGTCGGCTGGAAGGCACCAAACGAAATCCTGGATGAGCAAAACGGCGAGCCGACCATTGTGCATGTCCGGATCTTTCGGCGCCTCATGTTGTGGGTGCCACGTAAGAACGGCAAATCCGAGTTTCTGGCCGCCCTATCGCTGCTGTTCTTCATCCTTGATGGTGTTGTCGGCGGTCAGGGTTTCGTGTTCGCCCGCGACGAGAAGCAAGCCCGCATCATCTTCGACAAGATGAAGGCCATGATCAGCATGTCGCCGTCTCTCGGTGACACGCAGATGTTCAAGAAGTCGATCTATCTGCCGAAGATCCGCGCGCTGTTTGAGCTGCTGTCGGGCAAGCCGGAAGGCAAGCACGGCAAGTCGCCGACCGTCATCACCGGCGACGAGATGCACGAGTGGGAAACGCCCGATCTGGCGAACTTCCTGCGACAGGGTACAGGTGCCCGGCTTGAGCCGATCGAACTGTACGCGTCGACCGCCGGTGTGAAGTCGAATGCGACAGGCTGGGGTCTTTGGGAGGAAAGTCGATCCATCCTTGACGGGCGGATCGACGAACCGTCGACGCTGGTCGTGATATTTGCCCTCGATCCAGAAGATGATTGGGCTGATGAAGCCATGTGGTCGAAAGCAAATCCATCGCTGGGCATATCGCCAACGATCCAGTTCCTGCGGCGCGAGGTGGCGATTGCCAAAGATAACCCCCGCGCTGAACAGCACTTCCGCTGTTACCACGCTAATCAGTGGATCGACGCGGTCACGCGCTGGCTGTCCATCAAAAAATGGGATGCCTGCGCTCAAGATAAGAAGGCTTGGGATCGTTGGCGGCGCGGCGAAGGTATGGAAGGTCGGAAGTGTTTCGTTGCTTTCGACGTTTCCTCGAATGAGGACATAACCGCGAAGATCACCGCATTTCCTCCTGACGAGGAATTCAGCAAGTGGATCTTGTCGGCGCGGTTTTGGGTGCCGGAAGAGACGATCAAGCGGCGGTCGAGGCAAGATCGTGTCCTTTACGACAAGTGGGCCGGCATCGGTGCGATCGAAACGACACCGGGCGACTACGTCGATCAGGATTACGTTCGCAAGGCCATCGACGAGGATCTGCAGAACTTCGACGTATCCCTGATCGGCTATGACCCTTGGAACGCTGCAAAGCTCGTCACCGACATGCAGAAAGACGGCGTCGACGAGGATCTGTTTCAGATCATGCGCCAGGGCATTCCGACGCTCGGCGAACCGACGAAGTACCTTGAACGCCTTGTCATGTCCGGTCAGCTCGATCACGGCGGCCATCCTGTCTTGCGTTGGATGGCCGGCAACACTGCCGTCCGGTTCGACGAAAACCTGAACTATGCGCCGACGAAAAAGAAGTCGGCAGAGAAGATCGACGGGATTGTTGCCAGCATCATGGCCGTGGGCCTGTCCATGGCAGAGGAAACCGAAGGTCCGTCGATCTACGAAACCCACGGCCTCGCCGAACTGGAAATCGAGGAACTATGAGCATCGCAGCACGACTTCGCGGAATGGGCAGCGCGGCCGCCGGCTATATGGCCGGCCTCATGGCGTCGAGCCGATTTGAGGATGGTGGCTCTTTCTCGTCTCCTGGTGGCTGGCTTGTTCGCCATCTCGCGCCTAAATCCAAATCAGGCGTCTACGTCAGTGAATATACCGCTCGGCATCTGCCGGTCGTCTATGCCTGCGTCAACCGCATCAGCAACCCGATCGCGCGCTTTCCCCTGCGCATGTATCAGACGATCGACGACCGCAAGAAGCGCGTCGTCACCGATAAGGATCACCCTTTCGCAACGTCGATTGGCCTACGCCCGAATGAGTTCATGAGTTCCCGCACCCTGCGCAAGACCGGTCAGGGTCATGCGTTGTTGTGGGGCAACGGCTATCTGGAAATCGAGCGCAACCGGCGCGGCCAGTCGGTGGGCCTCTTTCCCCTTCGTCCGGAAGTCACAGCGCCGGTTCGCGAGAACGGCAATCACTTCTTCCGCAGCTCGATCAACGGCCAGTCGATCGAGCTGTCAAGCGACGACGTGATCCACATCATGGACCAGAGCCAGGATGGATATGTCGGCCTGTCGCAGATCCATATGGCTCGCAATGCGGTCGGCATGGGTCTGGCGTTGGAAGAGTTCGGCGGCAAATTCTTCGCGAACGACATGAAGTCAGGCGGCTTCCTGATGCATCCCGGCAAGCTCAGCGCCAATGCGCGGGACAACATCAAGGGCAGAGGCGACGGCAAGACCAGCGCTGCCAGCCCGGCAAAGAGCTTGGAAGATCAGGGCGGCCTCGATAACGCGCACCGGGTCAAAGTGCTCGAAGAGGGCATGAAGTTCATACAGACGACGATCCCGCCGGAAGATGCGCAGTTCCTCGGCACGCGCGAATTCCAGATCGCGGAGATCGCCCGCATATATGACGTTCCGTTGATCCTGTTGCAGAGTCAGGAGAAGCAAACCAGCTTTGGCGCCGGTATCGAACAGCTGATGATCGCCTTCGTTCGCCAGACTATCGATCCATGGATCAATGCATGGGAAGAAGAGCTGAATTATAAGCTGTTCACCGATTCCGAGCGGGCCAACGGCTATTATGTCAAGTTCAACATGAACGCGCTCCTGCGCGGCGACATGGCGGCACGCGCTGACTTCTATCAGAAGCTCTTCGGTGTTGCTGGGCTATCCCCGAACAACATCCTCGCTCTTGAGGACATGGACGATATCGGCCCTGCCGGCGATCACTACTTCGTGCCGTCCAACTACGTCACCTTGGAGCGCGCGACAGATCCGAACTACGTGCCCGGCGCGGCACAATCCCCCACAAGTCCGAACGACGCGACCGAAATCGGCGAGGAAGACGAATGAGATACGCTCATATCATCATGGCGCTGGCGGAAGAGCGCTGGGCCATTCATCCGGACAAGCTGCAGGCTATCCTTGATTTTATGGCTGACCGGTCGGCCGGCTTGAAATACAGCGCCGAAGAGATAGAGGCCAAGATTGGCAAGGGGCAGGAACAGGCCGTTGCACGTCAGGAAGGCAATGTTGCGATTCTTCCGCTGCGCGGTGTCATTGCTAATCGCATGTCCATGTTCGGCGATATCTCAGGCGGAACAAGCTCTGAAGGTTTCGCTCGCAATTTTCAGGCCGCCATGCGCGACGACGGGGTGAAAGCCATCATCCTTGACGTTGATTCTCCCGGTGGCGTTGTCAGCGGCACGCCGGAATTATCGTCGATGATCTATCAGGCGCGCGGATCGAAACCGATTGTTGCCCATGTCAACGCGAACGCAGCAAGTGCAGCCTATTGGATCGCGAGTGCGGCGGATGAGATGGTGGTGACACCCAGCGGTTCCGTTGGCTCGATCGGCGTCGTCGGCGTTCACGACGATCTGAGCGCGGCCCTCGAAAAGGCTGGCGTTAAAAAGACCATCATCAAAGCTGGCGAATTCAAGACGGAAGGCAATCCCTTTGAGCCGCTGTCCGACGACGCTCGCGCTCGCAAGCAAGCCAAGGTTGACGCCAGTTATGACCAGTTCGTGCGCGCCATCGCTCGCAACCGCAATGTCTCGCTAGCTGCAGTTCGTGAAGGTTTTGGCCGTGGTGACATGGTTGATGCGGAGCCGGCAGTGGCGGAAGGCATGGCCGACAGCATCGGCACATTGGAAGATACGCTGCAGCGCTTCGGCGCTTCGCAATATGGAGCTGCGCCGCAGACGAGGCGCCGTGCTTTTGCATCCGAGCGCGAAAAGCGCGCCTTGATGCTCTGATCATCCCGACATCGTCGGTTTTCATCGCGCTCCAGGGGCAACGCCGGGCCTGGGCGATCTCTAGTCATGACCCGGTAATCAGCAATAGAGAGGTTCCCATGCTGAAACAACTTCGTGAGAAGCGCGCAAAGCTTGTAGCTCAGATGCGCGGCATCATTGAAACTGCAGAGGCCGAAGATCGCGACCTGACGGCGGAAGAGCAGCAGAGCTTTGACGATATGCAGGCCGAAAGTGCTGCGCTCGAAAGGCGTATCGGCCGGATCGATGGCGTCGAGACTGTCGAAAACGCGCTCAACCAGCGTGTTGACGCTCATTCCCGCCGCAGTGGCATCGAGCGCGCCGGCGGCCCGGAAGCAAGCCGTGAATTCGAGAACATGGGTCAGTTTCTGAATGCGGTTCGCTTCAATCCGAACGACCAGCGTCTGAACTTCGTCGAAGGTGTCGGCGCGGCCGGCGAGGGCGATGATCGTCGCGCAGAACAGCGGATGGACAACGACGCTCAGGGCGGCTTCATGGTGCCGCAGCAGTTCAGCCAGACCATCATGAGTGTTGAGCCGCAGGATGCGCTGGTTCGTCCGCGTGCAAATGTGATCCCGGCCGGTTCTCCTCCGGATGCTGGCATCACCATGCCGACACTCGATCAGTCGGGGGCCGCACCTGGTAATGTCTTCGGCGGCATGACCTTCGACTGGATCGAGGAAGGCGGCGACAAGCCGGAAACCGATGCAAGCCTTGGCTCCGTCAGCCTGGTGCCGAAGGAAATCGCGGGTTTCGTCACGGTTACCGACAAGCTGCTGCGCAACTGGGCGGCATCGAGCACGTTCCTGACGAACCTCATGCGCGGCGGCGTGGCTGCAGCCGAAGACTTCGCATTCTATCGCGGCGACGGCGTTGCCAAGCCACTCGGCATCCTCAATGCGCCGGTCACGAAGTTCATCCACCGCGCCGTTGCAAATCAGGTCGCCTACGAGGATCTGGTTGCCATGGCGGCGGTTCTGCTGATGCGCGGTGGCTCGCCGGTATGGTCGGCGCCGCAGTCGGCCCTGCCACAGTTCGCGACCCTGAAAGATCCGCAGGGCCGTTACATCTGGCAGGCAAATGCGGTCGGCGGTTTCGCCGGCACCCTGCTCGGTTATCCGCTTCGGTGGAATAATCGCGCGCCTGGTCTTGGCCTGAAGGGCGATATTCTTCTCGCTGACTGGTCGAACTATCTCATCAAGGATGGTTCCGGCCCTTACGTCGCCGCTTCCGAGCACGTCAAGTTCACGCAGAACAAGACGGTGATCAAGATCTTCTGGAACGTCGATGGTGCGCCTTGGATGAATGCGCCGTTCAAGGAAGAGAACGGCTACGAGGTATCGCCCTTCGTTGCCCTCGACGTTCCGGGCTGATCGCTCGCCAGCTTAGCCTGTCGCTTGGTGCGGCAGGCTTATCCTTCATTTCCACCTACACCAAAAAGGATTCCGCCATGCGCGATCTCGCTACGCATCTCACGGTCAAGCGCGCCATCAGCCCGGCCGCAGCAATCGTCGATAACACCCCGCTGGTTTCCGCGATCGTCGATCGCTCCGGATATGACAAGTTCATGTTCGCCATCCTAACCGGTCAGCTCGCCGACACCGACGCCACCTTTACGGTTCAGGTCGATCACGGCAATGATCCGGCGCTGGCTGATGCTTCCGCTGTTCCCGATAGCCAGTTGACAGGCACCGAAGCCGCCGCAGGGTTCAATTTCAGCGCCGACGATCAGACGCGGAAAATCGGCTATGTCGGCCCCAAGCGCTACCTGCGCATGACTATCACGCCGGCAGGCAATACGGGCAACGCCTTCATTGCCGCCATCGCGATCCTGTCGGCGTCCCGCTACGAGTGATCGGCTCGATCGCTCTCCCCTCCCGAAATTAGTCCGCCTTTGGGCGGTGAACTGAGGATACTCAGATGAGCAAAGATCTGATTGTGCTTGCCGAGTGCGTCGACAAGCGAAACGGCCGTCGTTTCCAGCGGGGCGAGACCTTCGATCCGGTTCCCACGGTAGAGCAGGCAAAGCGCCTGATCAGAGCCGGGTGCCTTCCGGAGGAGGCTTATTATCTGGCCCGCGAAGCCGCAGACGACGAAAAAGGTCGCCAAGAATCGGAATCCGACTTGGCGTTGAAGGCTTCGCAAGAAGCCGACCAGGCCGTGACGGATGCTCAAGCTGCTTTCGACGCGGCTGCTGACGACGCAAAGGCCGCCGCCAAGACAGCACTCGACGAGGCGAAGGCAACCGCCAAGGCAGCGCAGGCTGCCCTGAAAAAGCTGACGAAGTGAGCTAACCATGACCATTCGCGTGATCGAGCCGCCGCAACCGTTCCTGACTCCAGCCGAACTGACAGGTGTGGATCAGGAAACGATTGATGCCGTCGTCGGCGAAATCGACGGGCCTGACGGCTGGCTCGGTCGCGCGATTGGCGCTCAAACCCTTGAATGGGTTTTGGACGACTGGCGCGGCCGCAATCTCCTCCTGCCGTGCGCGCCCATCATTGATATCCTCAGTGTCGTCTATACAGACACAAAAGGAATCGAGCAGACCGTTGATTCTATCAATTACGGCAAGACCGGCGATTATCTCTGGTTCAAGCCGGCTTGGCACATGCCATCACTCGGCTCCTATCCGGAACCGGTGCGCATTCGTTATCGCGCCGGTTACGACAGCAGCCCGGTTGCTGATGGTGGCACTGGCCCGATCCCAGCGCAGATCCGCAAGGCCGTCAAGCTGGTCTGCCAGTATGTGCAGGCGATCGGTAAAGATGATCTGTTCCTGCAGGTTGACGAGGTCGAAGGCGTCGGTCGCCGTCAGTATATCGTTTCAGACGTTGCAGCGAAGATCATCCGAGATGCAGCGGATCAGCTGCTATCGGGTCTTAGGCACTACGCATGACGCCGGCCGAAGCAATAGCCTCGCTCGATTCCGCCCTGGCAGCTAAAGGTGCGCGCGTCAACGTCTATCGCTACACGGCGGCAGGCGGGAATCCTCGCCCGAAAACAGAGGCCGCCGACGTTCCCGCCTTTGTGCGTGCCGTGAGTGCCGATCAGCTCGTCGGCACGATTGATCAGACTGGCCTGAATATCGTACTCAGCCCGACCATGCTTGCCGACCTCCTGCCGCTCAAGAAGGGCGACAAGCTCCTGATCGACGGCCGCGAACGTAATGTCGAGCTGGTAAAGCCGATCAGCATGCAGACGACACTGGTCCGCATCAATCTCGTGGTTATCGGCTGATGGCTGGCTTCGACGCCTTCGATCGCGAGATCCGCCTTGCAACGGCAGGACTCGAGGCGAAAGACATCAGCGCGGCGCTTGCCGCCTTCGCGCGCCAGCAGCTGGCAGATGCGCTCTCGGCGGGTGCCAGCCCGGTCTATGATCTCTATGTGAATGGCCGGCCGGCGCACTCGGAAAGCGAAGTGCAGGCACCTGGTCCGATTGTCTATGAGTTCGCGCTTTGGGAACCGGTCATCACCTTTGCGCTCGACGAGCTGCGCACACGGTCGCCGGCCAAGTCTGGCCGCTTTCGCAGTTCGTTTATCGTCATCGCGCAGCAGCGCATAGTCGACGATTACGACGCCATTCCGGCGCGCTCCGAAGTGATCATTACCAATTTCCAGCCCTACATCCGGAAGATAGAGGGCGGTTTGGGAAATCAGAAGGGCAAGCGCTACCAGGTCTTTGACGGCACCAAGCGCGCCCTGGCTCGACGCTTCGGAAACGAAGGCCGCAACACGCAGGCCGCCTTCAGTTTCGAAACCAAGTGGCTTTCGATCTCGGGCGGCGTCCACCCGGCCATTCCCTATATTCTGAAGGGTCATCAGCGCCTCGGCAAAGGCGCGAAAGCCTATGGCCGCCGCAAGGATCGCGAGGCCGGCCAACCCCTGACCTATCCCGCCGTCGTCATGAACATGGTGTTTTGATGCCTTCTGCCTTCGACGAGTTTCATACCTATCTGACGGCCTCATGGGCTGAAACGGATCTCGTTTTCGAAAATGAGGAGTACGAGTTGCCCGGCATCCCGACAGAATTCGTCTATGCCGAGTTCGTCAGCGACGGCAGCTCGCAGGATACCTTTGGCGATCCCGGTAACAATGAATGGCTTGAGGGTTTCGGCATCTATCTTCACGTCATGACGCCGAACGGAGCCGGCAGTCAGCGAGCGCGCCAGATTGGCGGCCGTCTCGAATTGTTGTTCCGCGAGCAGCCGCTTGGCGCCATGTGGTTTCGCTCGTTTTCGATCGGCGCTGGCGAGCCGGGCCGCACCTTCGGCAATTACTTCGCGATGACGGTGGCGATCTCGGGTGACCGGCGCAACCGAACTTCGCAACTCAATCCGTAACTGCCTCCCCCAATCATCATAGCCCTTAGCGGGCCAAAACTGGAGAAAAGCTATGTCAACAGCTGATAGCTCGCTGACCCGCCTTGCCTATGTCATGGAAGATCAGCCGGGCGTGATCCCTGATACCCCGGCTTGGAAGGCGCTGAACTACGTCAGCGAAACGCTCGACGTTCAAAAGCAGACCGATACGCCGGAGGAAATCAACGGCACCCGCGATGTCACTGACATTGTCGATCTTGGTCGCTCCGTCACCGGCGGCGTCAACACCCTACTGCGATACGCTGCCTATGACGACCTGTTTTCGGCTCTTTTCTGCGCCGAGTGGGCCGGCAACGTTCTGAAGAACGGCCGCCTGGTGAAGAGCATGGCATTCGAAAAGACCTTCGATTTCGGCGGGTCGTCGGGCTACGCGCGTTATTATGGCTGCCGGATGAACACTCTCGATCTGCAGCTTAATAGCCGCACCTTTGCGCAGGCCAATTGGGGCGTCATGGGTTTGGGTGCTCCCGATCCTGACGATGATATCATCACCGACGCAACCTATGCCGCCGCCTCGACGGCGCCCGTTCTGAATACCGGTCTTAACATCGGCTCGCTGGTCGTCGGTGGCGTCACGGTCCCGCCGAAGATCCAGCAGGCCAATCTGAACATCACGAACAATATCTATGCCAACGATGTTCTCGGCAAATACGAGCCGGATAGCCATGGCCTCGGAACCTTCACGGTGACCGGAAGTCTGACGGCGCTTTTTGACAGCATTGAGCTGTATCAAAAGGTTCTGCAGCACGCGGATCTGTCGTTGTCCCTCAAGATCGGCGCTGCGGCAAACTCGAATTATGTGTTCTCGCTCGGCAAGATCAAGGCCAGCGGCGGCCCGCAGGTCGGCGGCAACAATCGCGCCGTCGTCATGCAGATGAATATTTCCGCCAAGATCGACCCAGCAATCTCGGGCACGATGTCGTTGACCAGAGCGGTCGCATAAGGCGCAAAACAAAGAGATCCGCACCCGACGCGGTCAATCTTCAGTGCACTGAACGGCCCAGCATTGTCGGGTGCCGGGCCACCCCTTCCGACAAAGGATTTCCATCATGGCAACCAAGACCGCAGAACTCGACAGCTCCACCAAGGTCGTTTCGCTCGCCTCGCTCAAGAGAGACCAGGTGCGCGAGGAAAAGGGCGATTGGATCGAATCCGACAGCATTCCCGGCGTTTCCTACAACGTCTCGTCGCTGAACAAGACTGCTTTCGTTAATGCGCGCGATCTCATGTATCAGCGCCTCAATAAGGTCTATCGCAGAAAGCCGATCCCGCAGGAGGTGTTGCGGGTCGAGCTTGGCAAGCTCTATCACATCCATATCCTGCACGATTGGAAAGGTCTTGACGTGCCCTACACGCCAGAGCTTGGCCTGACCGTGCTGACGGATGCCGGCTATCGCGCCGTGCTTGCCGATGTTGAAAGCGCCGCCGCGCGTGTCGCCGATATCGACATCGAGTTTGTTGAAGCCGCATTGGGAAACTGATCAAGGCTTTTCGTGCTCGCGAATTGCGGCAGGGAACGGCCGCGACCGACGCATGGGTTGCCGAGATCGCGGCTGAATATCCAGACGAGGAATGGATAGAAACCGCCCTCGACGAACCTGACGAAGAGGTCGAGCTTGAACCGTGGTTCGACCTCTATTTCCGAGCATGGGACAGCCTTCGTCATGATCGCTTTTTCGGTGCCTTTGGTGGCGAAAGCCCCATCTCCTACCAGGCACTCAGTCGATATGCTCGCGATCACGATATCGCGGGCGACAATCACGAAATCTTCGTGACCTTCATGTCGGCGATCGACGCCGAATATCTCTCCATTGCTGCGGAACGTCAGAAACAGCGGTCGCAACACCGCTGAGCGCTTCCGCAGCGCCTTCCCTGAAACGTGGATCATCCCATGGCCGTAGAGCTTCGCAGTCTCCGCATCTCTGCCGATTTCGATGCTGCCGCGTACGTGCGCGGTGCGCAGCAAAAGGTTGCTGCCGATAAAAGCATGGTCGAATCAAGCAATGAAGCGGCTGCGGCGGCAGTTCGCGTCTCGACCTCCAATGATGCCGTCAATATCAAGGTCTCGTCGACGGTCAGCGCTCTGGAGCGTTTAAGCCGTCAGTATGTCGATGGTTACGGCGCGGCGCAGAAGTTCAATTCTGAACTGCTGCGGCTTGCCAAGGCTTCCGATACGGGCACGGTTTCCGCCGAGCAGCTGCAGCGCGTTTACGCCGGTGTCTCGCAGCGCTTCGGGCTGACTGCAAATAGCGCCGACTTGGCCGCAAGAGGTTTCACCGGTCTCGCAACTGCCATCGATACCGTCAATGCGAGCCTGCGTGAGCAGCAGCAGGCGGCCGCCGCAGCCTCGCGTATCGCGGAACTGACTGCCAAGTTTGACCCGGCCTCAGCGTCGGCGGCTCGTCTGACTGCCGAACTCAGCGATTTGGCAGAGGCTGAGCGCCTTGGCGTGCAGGTCACCGGCGGCTATGAATCGGCGCTCGATCAGCTGATTAACAAGTTCGACGCCGGCTCTGCTGCAATCCGCCGCCAGAGCGAGGAATACGCCGCGCTCGCCAGAGCTGCCCGCCAGGCGGAAGCCGCCGATCGGACGCAAGGCAAGTACAATCAGGTTCTGAGCGTCCGCGATCCGCATGAGTTTAACGGTTCGGCGCGTCAGTCGGCTTCTGTTTTCAGCGAGCAGCTGGATTTGGCTGACGAGCAGGCGCGCGCCAATGCGGCCGCCATGCGGCTCGCTGAGCAGGAGGCGGAACGCTACGCCAAGGCTGCAAACGACTTGCGAGGCGAACTCGATCCCGTTTGGGCGGCGCAACAAAGGCTGAATGATGAGCTTGACCTTTATAATACGCTGGCCGCAAAGGGTCTGATCAGCGCCGAGCAGTTGGCGAAAGCGCAGGAACTTGCGCGGGTGCGCATGGCCGCAAACCAAAACCAGCCTGGCAGCCCGAAACCGGTCAATCACTATCAGGCCGTCAACGTCGCCTATCAGGCGCAGGACACCATCACGCAGGCCATCGGCGGCAGCAGTGCCGGGACGATCGCGTTCCAGCAAGGTCCGCAGCTAGCCATGGCTCTTTCCGAAGGCGGCGCAGGCGGCGCCGGTGCTCTGCGCACCTTGGGGGCTGGCCTCGCATCATTGCTCAGTGTGACCAACCTCGCATCTATCGCGTTCGTTGGGCTTGGTGCTATGGGCATTCAGGCTCTGATGAAAATCCGTGGCGAGACGAAGAGCCTCAGCGATGCTATGAAAGATCAAGAAGACGTGCTCAAGCGGATTGCTGCAGCTTTCGGTGATGTTGCCGAGCAAGCGGCTAAGGCGGGAACGGAGAATAGAAATTTCCTCTCGGCGCTGGCCTCAAAGAGCAGCTCTGCTCTTACCATCGCAGCGCAAACTGAAGCGAAGGAATATTTCGGAAACTCCAAGGTTGGTGCTGTCCAGATGGGCGGCCGTTTCGGCGACCGTGTTCGGGGATACCAGGCTAGAACCCCTGATTTCCAGGAGCCGCTTACAACGCTGCGCGAGGGCGTCAAGGATGGCAAGGCTGATTTTGACGCCTTCTATGATTCTATCGCCCGCAAGGTTCAGGTAAATCCCGGTCTTGCAAAGGCGGCGAACGATGTGATCGCCCTAAGTGACAATCTGAAAAAAGCCAATGACGAGCTGGAGCGCATGCGCAAAGTGCAGCTTGCGCTGCAGAGCGGCAATCAGCGCGGTTTCATCATCAATGGGCCAGGCCAAAACGCCTACAACGACTATCTTTCATCCGAATCCTCAAGCCTGACTTATGGTCAGATGCAGTTCGATGCGCGTGTCGCCTCGATCCGCGCTAAGTCGGACGCCCAGCGCATTGCCGCCGCGAGACAGAGTGCGGAAGCGCAAAGCGCTCCGGGCGAAACCGGGCCGGTGTATCAGCAGCGTGTCTCTCAGGCTGAAGCTCTCGCACAGGCGCAACTCGACCAGGACGCCGCCAATGCGCTGCAGCAGCGCAAGCGTAGTCTGAGTGAGCTTCTGGCATCACAGCAGCTCGACATCGATCTGATCGGCAAGTCAGCTGGGCAGGTGGCAGCGGCTCGCGAGGAATATCAGCGCATGGCAGCGCTACGCGAATATGCGGCGCAGAAGGGGATCGAGGGCGAGGCTAATATCCGACAGGCCTTTGCGTCTGAAATCGAGGATATTCGCAAGACGGCTGAGGAATATGGCAAGCTCGCCGAAGCCCGCGCCCGTGCGCAGCTCTCCGATAACGTCAAATTCCAGCAGGATCAATTGGACCGTTCGCCGCAGCAGCGGACGATCGCCGAGCAGTTGCGCGCCGCAGGCCTGCCAATCGACTTTTTGTCACCGCAGGCCAAGCAGATCGCGGATCTGGACACAGCGCAGCGCGAACGCGATATGAAAAGACAGCGCGGCTCTTATGACGCGCAGATCGCCACGATCAACGCCCGTACGCCTGATCAGCGTATTGCAGCCGCCCGCCAGACGGCGGAAGCGCAGGCCGGCGACAACGATTCGGACGAACAGAAGCTGCAGAAGGCCAATCAGGCCGAAAGCCTTGCTCGCGCGCAGGAAGCGCGCCAACTGGCCGATGCGCAGCGCGACCGCCTCTTGTCGCTTAATCAGTCGGTCACGGCGCAGCAACAGGAAATTGCCCTTATCGGCAAGACCACGGGCGAAGCGACCGCGCTTCGGACGGCTTACGAGCTGATTTCCCAGATCCGGATGGAGGCCGCGAAAAACGGCACGCAGGTCGACGAGAAGGAAATCGAGCTGATCAAGCAGAAGGCGCAGGAATTGGGCCGGCTGGCGGATCTCTACGCCAAGGCCAGCCTGCGCAACGATCTTGCCTTTGAGCGTGATCAGATTTTCAGGTCTGACAATGACCAGCAGATCGCATCCCGCCTGCGTTCGTCCGGTCTGCCTGTCGACATGAACTCGGCGGAAGCCAACGCCATTCGCGACAACATGAATATCCAGCAGCTGCGGGACGGCGTGAAGGGCTTTTTCACCGATTTCCGCGACGGGTTGCTGCAGGGCGACAGCCTCGGCAAGTCGCTTGGCAACGCTATCCTGAAGGCGCTGAGCAATGTCGCGACGAAGATCACGGATTCGCTGATCAACGACCTGACGAACTCGATCATTGGCACCGGTAAGCCCGGTGGAGGCGGCCTGCTCGGTTTGCTTGGTATCGGCGCGACGAAGTCGGCGGCCAATGACAATTTCGTAGCCAATACCACGCTCGGCGCCGTCATCGGCATGCCAGCCGCCGCCAATCAGAACCTTTCCGGCAATATGCAAGCCTATGGTGCCGCCATTCGCTCGATCGAGAGCGGCGGCAACTACTCTGCATTAGGACCGATCACGGCCAGCGGTGACCGTGCCTATGGTGCCTATCAGGTCATGGGCGCCAATATCCCGTCATGGACGAAGGGCGCGCTTGGGCAATCGCTGTCGCCATCGCAGTTCCTGTCCAGCCAGAGCGCTCAGGATGCTGTCTTCAGCAAGTATTTCGGAGCATCGCTTTCCAAGTATGGCAACCCGCAGGACGCTGCCAGCACTTGGTTCACCGGTAGGCCCTTGGCGCAAGGTGCTGGCGCGAGCGACATCCTCGGCACGACGGGATCGTCTTACGTCAACAAGTTCAATGCCTCGCTTGGCAAGCTCGATACGACGGTCACGTCAGCGACCGGTACAGTCGGAAACCTGAACTCGGCGACGGGCACGGCGGCTGATGGCCTGACGAACTTTGGCGGCGGCCTCAATCAGTTCGGTCAACAACTCTCTTCCAGCGTCACAGGGGCGTCTGGCGGTGGCGGCGGGATCGGCGGTTTCTTCTCCAATCTGTTCGGCTTCGGCGGAGGCGGTTTCAACATCGGCTCGAATGCGGTCAAGCCGACATCGGGTTTCGATCCCTTCGCCGCTTACGCCGGCTTCGATAGCGGGGGGTACACCGGCCCGGGCGGAAAATACGAACCCGCCGGAACGGTCCATCGTGGCGAAGTTGTCTGGAGCCAGGACGATATTGCGAGATGGGGCGGCGTCGACAACGTCGAGCGTATGCGCGTCGGCCGTCCTGAGTATCGCGGCATGCCACGCTATGGTTATGCGGACGGGGGCGTTGCTGGCAGGCCGCCACGCCGCTCGACGATCGGCGATGCCACCGAACGTCATCAGCTGCGCATGGAGCGCGCGGCTTCCATGGGTCTGGACGCCAACATCGGCGTCTCAGTCGACGAGGAAGGCAATCTCAAGGCCTACGTGAAAAGCGTGGCGAAACGCGAGGCCGACAATTCCAGCGCAAAGGCTGTGTCCGATTTCAACAGCAAGCATCTGCCCGGCCGGGTCCAGCAGATCAACAAGGAACCGAGGAAGCGCGGATGACCGTCACCTATCCGTATTCTCTCGCCGACTTTGCCGACCAGCTGCGCATTACCAGTGTCGTTTGGGATATCCAGCGCAATGACGAACTCTCGGGAACGGGCGACGGCCGCGTCTGGCAGGCGGAGCTTGCTGCTCCGCTCTGGATCGGTACGGTCAGCCTGATCACCATGGAAAATAGCGTGGCAAAGCAGATTGCCGCCAAGATCCGCAAGCTTCACGGCGCGCAGGAAGCCCTGTTCCTTTGCGATCCGCTGTCGAAATATCCGCAGTTCGACCCGGATGGCAGCATCATCGGAACGCGGGTCGTCACCGTCAATTCGGTGGCGGCCGATCTCGACGGCCTGAGCCTGAAAGGCCTGACGGCTGGCTATCAGCTGACAGCCGGCGACAAGTTGCAGATTGCCTATGGTGCGAACCCGACGCGATATGCCTTCCTTGAAGTGTCGGAAACCGTGACTGCGGATGGCACAGGGGTAACGCCGGTTTTCGGCGTCTTCCCCCACGTCTCGCCCGCCATCTCGGCCAATATGACCGTCACCCTCGTCAAGCCCGCCTGCAAGTGCATCATCATGCCCGGCAGCCATAATCCCGGCACGGCCACGAAGATGCACACCGATGGCGCCGGCTTCAAAGTGATCCAGAAGAAGTAAAGTGATGACCCCTAACGACTATTTCAGCGACGTGGCTCTGTCACAGTCTCGACCTTTGCGCCCGTCTCTTTTTCAAGTGTTTCCTTGTAGTTCTTCAGCATCTCCGCAATGCGCCGATAGACCAGCTCTGCGCCTGGTTGAGCCTTTGCATTCCGCTTCGCCAGATCCTCATGATGTCCGACCAAGTCGCCAAGGATCAGTGCTCCTTCGCCTGGTGAAATCTTCTTCAGATTAATCAGCCGAAATATCAATCGCCCCGTCATGTCGGTTGACGCGGTTGCCACTGCATTCATCTGCTCGGCGATCTGCCGCATATGTTGATCGTCCATAGTCCCCTCTCTTCGTAGGCGCCGGCAATTGATCACGATTGCAATCAAGAGTCGAGCGCAACTAACGCTACTTCCGTCGACATGGAGACCGTCATCATGAAGAATCCGGACCCGAACTTTCTCGGCGCCCTGCAGGGCGCGCGCGACAACGGCCTGTCGATCCGCAGCCTGGTCTATTTCTCGGTCAAGAAATTCGACGGCACACCGGTCGAACTCGGCGTCTGGACCGGCGACGAGGATATTTCCATTGCAGTCATGTCAGGCATTACCGGGCAGATGGTGACCCGCAACTATTACGGCTTCGGCCTGATCGAGGATATCGATCCCATTCCGCGCGTCTCGGATCTGACCATTCAGACGGTGACAATCTCGCTCAGTCAAATCGCCGGCGTCACGCAGCAGCTGGCACGCGGTTACGATATCCGGCTCGGCAAGGTCGAGATCCATCGCGCCATTCTCGATCGAAAGAGCCGGCGACCGGTCTCTGCGCCAGAACTGGATTTCCTGGGTGAGATCGATGGATCGCCGATCGACACGCCGCAAGTCGGTGAAGAAGGCAGCATCCAGATCAGGGCGGTGTCCGACGCGATCTCGATGCTTGAGCGCAAAAACCCGCTGAAGTCCTCCTATGAGGGGCAGAAGCGGCGCAGCGGTGACGAGATGGGCAAATACGCCAGCACGGTTGCCACATGGGATATTCCATGGGGCCAGAAAAAGACGAAAAACTCATGATCGAATTGAAGCGTCTCCCTGACTGGCGTGCCCGCATGACGGCCGCCATCGATATCGTCAAGTATCGGCCGTTCGATTGGCGGCAGTGCGATTGTGTCTCTGGCCTTGCAGCACCTCTGATCGCTGCGATCACCGGCGTCGATCTCTTTGCCGAGCAGGGCGATAAGTACGCCGATGCGGATAGCGGCTACCAGCTGATGAAACAGCTCGGCTTTGCGGATCTGGCAGACCTCGCCGGCAGCTTCCTGCCGGAATATGAGCACCCGTCGCGCGCCTCGACGGGCGACATTGCGGCTATCGCCGTTTCCACCCGCTTCCGGCATGCGCTCGGCGTCATCAGCGGCGACCGCATCTTCGTTCTTTCCGAGACCGGCTTCGGCACGGTCGACCTGCTGACAGCCGCACGAGCCTTCAAGGTCGGATAATCCATGAAACTCTTCATTCTGGCGCTTAACGTCATCGGCTTCTGGCTGATGGCGGACCCGGCGCATGCCGATCCCCTCACAACCCTGATCGCGACAGCGATCGCCAAGGGCGGCATCAGTGCGTTCCTCGTCAAGTTCGTCCTCGGCGCGGTACTGACCTTTGCTACGTCGCTGCTGCAGAAGGCTTTGGCGAAAAAGCCAAAGCAGGATGCGGTCGGCGTCAACGTCCAGATCCAGATGGGCGACGATGTGTCAGCCACGGTTTTGATCGGCACTTATGCCACGGCGGGCCGACGCAAGTATTCTGGCACTTGGGGCGAGCCACGCCAGACACCGAATTCCTTCCTCGTCGATGTGATCGAGCTGAGCAATATGCCGAGCAATGCCGGGCCGCTCGGGCTGACCAGCGTCTGGATCGACGACAAGAAATGCGGCGTGCGCTGGGATCAGCCGCATCCGGACGGTCGCGGCTATCCCGTCGTCGAGTATCGGGGCACGGATGGCGACGATCACCTTTGGATCAAATATCTCGACGGATCGCAGACGGCGGCTGATCCCTATCTGCTGACGAAATTCGGTGCGGACCCGGATCGGCCGTACTTGCCGACCATGATCGGCCGTGGCTGCCAGATGGTTATCCTGACGGCGCTCTATAACACCGATTATTTCTCGGGCATTCCGCAGGGTGTCTATGAGACGCATCCCATGCCGCTCTACGATATCCGCAAGGATTCGGCGAATGGCGGCTTTGGCTCGCATCGCTGGGGCGATGCGTCGACCTATGAGCCGTCCGACAACAATGCCGTGATGATCTACAATATCATGCGTGGCATCTATTACGGCGACCAATGGATGTGCGGCGGCCAGAACCTTGCTGCCCACCGCCTGCCGGCATCGAACTGGATCGCTGCCGCCAACGAATGCGACCGTGCGATTGATCTGGCTGAAGGTGGAACGGAAAAGCAGTTCCGCGGTGGATACGAAATCGCCATTGCCGACGTGGAACCGCTCGATGTCATCGACGACATCCGCGATGGTTGCGCCGGCCGCATCGCCGAAGTCGGCGGCATCTTCAAGATCCTTGTCGGCGGCCTGCCTGCGGCGGTTTACAGCTTTTCGGATGGCGATGTGCTTGTCACCAAGGGCCAGAGCTACGACCCGTTTCCGACGCTGAGCGCCACCTATAACGCCATTGAGGCGACCTATCCGGAGCCGGAAGAAAAATGGGTGATGAAGGATGCGCCGGGTCTCTACAATGCCGACTTCGAAGCTGCTGACGGCAATCGTCGTCTGCCGATCGGCCTGAAGTTCCCCTCGACGCCGTTTTCGACACAGGTTCAGCGCCTGCAGCGCGCCTTCATTCAGGAAGAACGGCGCTTTCGCACGCATCAGTTCTACCTGCCACCGGAGGCGTGGAACCTTGAGCCGAACGATGTCGTGTCCTGGTCGTCGCAGCGCAACGGCTACGACAATAAGAAATTCCTCATCGTCAACATTGATGGCGAGATGGATGCCAATCAGCTCGTCACGCTGAAGGAAATCGACCCCTCCGATTATGATTGGAACGTCAATTTCCAGCTGCCGACGACGATCGGATGGACTGGCGCGATCTCGGCGCCACCGCAGCCCATGTGGGGCTGGACGGTCGATCCGGCGACGATTGTCGATGCCAACGGCATTCCGCGCCGGCCGGCGATCAAGGTCAGCTGCGCGCCGGATCTCGACGACGTGCTGCAGGTTCAGGTGACGGTTCGGTTGAAGTCTTCCGGCGACATCGTCTTTGATAGCGATGCCACGCCCTATGCAGATCCGTTCAGCTGGATCATGTCGGGCAACTGGTGCCTTCCGGCGACGGATTACCAGGTGCGCGGCCGTCTTATTCCCTACACGACCCGCACTACGCTGTTTTCTGACTGGATCGACGTTACAACGCCGGACACGCGCCTGTCCTTCGTCGACCTTGCGGCTGATATCCTCTCACAGCTGCAGACGCTGCAGCAGTGGATCAATGATGATCTGCCCGACCAGATCCTTGATAACGCGCAAGCGATCCTCGACGAGGCGCAGACTCGAGCCAATGCTATCGCGGCGGAACAATCCGAGCGAGTTGCCGGCGCACTGGAGGCGGCCGGTCGCTATCGCAATCTGGTCAGCGAAATTGCCGCGATCCGCGACTATGCTGCAGATCTGGCGAATGAGCAGTACACGCAGAAAGAACAGCTGCGGCAGACGCTGAATGCACGCATCGGCGATGTGGTCGCCAGCTTCACCGATCAAATCACTGTCGCGGTCTCCGCCAATTCGGCGCTGGCTCTGCGTGTCACTTCGCTTGAGGCGGATACCGGCAGCATCCATTCGCAGATTACGCAGGTCGACCAGGCGCGCGCCGATGGAGACCAGGCGCTTGCCGATCGCATGTCGTTGCTCTCTGCCGGCACGGATAATCAATTCGATCCGGCAGCTGGCTCGCTCTGGACGTTTGATTCGACTGTGCTCGGCTGGACCGGCAACGGCAATCCGACCGTCGCCAACGGCTTCCTGCGTCCTGCCAATCAGGCAGCCGACCCTTACGTGCTATCACCCACTGGCCTCGCGATCTCCGCCAACGCCTACCGTCAGGTCCGCGCCCGTATCCGTCGAACCGGCGCGCCGGCATGGGAGGGGATCGTCTGGTGGAAGTCAGCAAGCGATGCCAGTTTTGACGTCTCGCGCCAGCTCGTCCACGAAGCACCGGCTTTCGACCTCGACGGCGTTGCGCTGATCACCTTCAACATGACGTGGTCGGGCACGATCGACCAGATCCGCATTGATCTGTCCTCTACTCAGACGGCGACGGACTATTTCGAATTCGACTGGGTTGCCATTGGCGCGCCGTCGCCGGGCGCCTCTCGTGCCGAGCTGGCCTCTGAACAGCAGGCGCGTGCCTCGGGTGATAGTGCCAATGCTCAGTCCATCACGCAGCTGCAGGCGCAGCTGGCGACGACAAGCGGGACCGTTCAGGCCAACTCGACGGCTCTCGGCACCTTGCAGGGCACGGTCACCTCGCTCGGCAATACCGTTGCTGCGCAGGGACAATCGCTCACGTCACTGTCTCAGACGGTCGACGGCAAGGCCAGCATCGATAGCGTCAACCAGCTTGCGAACGATGTCGAAGCCTTGGGCGGTGGCGTTGGCATTACCAGCGTTGGTCAGGCCGTCACAGCAATCCGCAACAGCCTACTTCCGCAGTCCATGGAAGGCGTCGAGCAGGATTTTGCCAACTTCCTTGACAAGATGAATGGACAGGCGGCGCTGTCCCTGGTCTCGCAGACCCTCACCTCGCAGATCACGCTGACGCAAACGAGCCTCGACATTCTATCGCAGGCCGTGACGCAGGTGCAGGCCACCCTACCGGGGCTGGCGACATCAACCGCGCTGAATTCGCTGACCAGCCGCGTGACGGCGAACGAAAACGCAATCACGGTCACCAGCCAGGCCGTCACGGCGCTGCAGGCGGCTTTGCCGGGCAAGGCCGATGCAACGGCCCTGCAGTCGCTATCGCAGACGGTCAGCCAGCAAGGGAACGCGATCACCTCGCAGGGCAATGCCATCACGAGCCTGCAGAACTCGGTCGGCGGCAAAGCGGACGCGGCAGCCCTGACCAGCCTGCAGACGACGGTCAACCAGCAGGGCGACCAGATCACCGCCGCCGCTGCGGCGCTGACGGAGGTTAGCGCTTCGGTCGGCGAAGTCTCGGCCGATGCCAAGTTCAAAATGGAAGTGGTCAATGGGCCTGCCGGCTATACCCGCATCGGTGCGCAGGCTCGCTACGACAGCGGCTCCGGCTATAAGTCGGCCGGCTGGTATATTCAGGTTCCGAGCGATCCAAACGCGCCAGCCGGCTTCTATGTGACGGCGAGCCAATTCGGTTTCATCGACAACGGAGCGGTGCCCTTCGCCGTCAGCGGCGGCATCACCTACCTGGTCAATGCCAATATCCAGTATGCCAATATCGGCACGCTGCAGGTCGGTACGTCAAACATTGCCGGTGGCGCCTGCACCGCCATGGGCATCGGACGGGTAGCTGGCACGCAGAGCGTCGGGCCGAATTCTATCCTCAATCTGGTGAGCTGCACCGTCGACGTTCAGGGCGACGGCCGTGTGGCAATCGACGCCATGTCCATTGCGCAGATGAATCAGAACGGCAACAGCGCAAATGCTCAGGCTGTAGGCGTCAACATCTTCCGCGACGGCGCGCTGATCTTTCAGCAGGTCTATTATCTGCCGAACGTCAAGACGGTCGTATCAACGACGGGCGGTAGCGGCGGATCGACAACACAAACCGCATGGACGGCAGGCCACATAGCACTCTCGGGTCTCTATGACGCGCCGGGCGCTGGCAGCCACACCTACACCATTCAGGTGAACAACCCCGGCAATACGATCGGCTGGAACGAAAGCAACATCACGGCCACGGCCTACAAGAGGTAAAGACATGGCAGACGATGCGTTGCCAGAGCAAGAACCCGTAACCTTTGATCCGATCGTGAATTGCATCGTCTTCGATGCCAGTGGTCGCATCAGGCAGAGCGGTGCATGCGCCCGAAGCTTGCTTGATGTGCATGCTGCGTATTTCGGCGACGGCTTCACCGCCATGGAGGTACCGGAAGGGCAGTTTGACCGCGACATCGACGCGGACGCCTACGTGCTCGATGGCGTGATCACACCGAAGGGCACCGTTCTTTCGGCGAGAGAGATCACGATAGAAGCCGATGGCGTTTCGTCCGTCATGTTCCCGGTCCCGGCCGGGTCGACGGTCATGCATGACGGCGAGACGATCGAGATCGACGACGGCGAGTTCGAGTTTTCATCCGATGATGTCGGCTCTTTCGACTTCTTCTTTGCCGTGCCGCCCGCCTTTAAGGATTTCAGGGTGACGATCCATGCGGTTTGATCGTCGCGCCGATATCGGGCAGCTCAAGGCGGATCTGCAGAAGGGGATCGATGCGCAGGCCGGTGCGCTACGGTCTCGCTTCATTACCGTCGCAGCCGGCCAGGACATGGTCTATTGGGCCAAACAGCAGGAGGCGCTGCTGATCGCTGCCGATCCGCAGCAGGGCGCGAATGTGCCTGATGCCGAGACGCCGCACATTTCGCTGGAGGCGGCGGCCGATGGTGTTAGTCGCTTCGAAAAGGCCGCCGAGATCCTGACCATCTACCAGCTTTGGGCGACGGTCTCCCCTCTCATTGAAGGACGCCGGCTTTCAGCGAAAGCGGCCGTCGCCAACGCAACCACACCCCGCGCCGCACGTGCCGCCGCCGTTGTCGACTGGCGGGACATAGACGCTTACGCGCAATCACAGGAGCAATAAGATGGCGCTTCCTACCACCTACAATTCCGGCACGGCCACGATCGCCGCCAATGATACGGCCGTCACCGGGCAGAACACGACCTGGGCCACCTCTGGCATTCAGGCCGGCGATGTGTTCATGGCGGCCGGTCTGAGTGTGCCGATCCTGTCCGTCAACAGCAACACCTCGATCACGCTTGCCGATCCCTGGCCTGGCGCGGCACGCAATACTGCAAGCTACCGCATAGCCTTCACTCCGGATGCGCAGCGCGTCCTTGCCTCGACGCGTGCCGTGCTCGATGCCCTGACGAACGGCGTTCTCTATGCCATCGCAGGCCTTGCGACGGCGGCCGACAAGATCGCCTATTTCACCGGTCAGGGCACGGCGGCACTCACGAGCTTTACAGCATTTGCAAGAACGTTGGTCGGGGCGGTCGATGCGCCATCTGCGCGCACAGTCTTGCAACTCGGGTCGGCCGCCCTCTTGAACACCGGCACGGCGGGAGCGGTAGTTGGACGATTGGACACAGGTAATACCTGGTCAGCGAATCAGACAATAGCCACTACCTTTGACGCGATCCTCGCGCTCTCACCAAACATCGCGTCGTCGGCGGTCATCCGCACCTTGAAGGGCGGAAACCTGCGATGGCAAATGCTCATGGGCAACAACAACACAGAATCCGGTTCCAATTCTGGTTCAAATTTTTCCCTCGATCGGTTCGATGATGCCGGGGGCTATCTAGGCTCCGCGATCAATATCAATCGCTCCACCGGCCTGGTTACGCTGGGGACACCGTTGGGCATTTCCTCTGGTGGCTTGGGAGCAAACACAGCAGCGGGCGGCCGCACGAGCCTTGGGCTTGGCTCTGCAGCCCTCGAAAACATCGGCATTAGCGGCAATGCCATCGGCAAGCTCAATGCACAAAACGTCTGGTCTGGCCTTCAAGTTTTTGATGCCGGCGGTGGCAATACGGGCTTGAGCTTCAACGCTCCGGCTACTGGCGCTGTCGGCACTGTCTTGCAGTCGTATAAGGGCGGAAGTGTTGCGGCTGGTTTGCGCTGGCAGTTTTGGTTTGGCGACTTCAACCAAGAGACGGGATCGAACGCAGGTACGGATATCAACATCACTCGTTTTAGTGATAACGGGACATTTATTGACCGGCCGCTAATAATTACGCGCTCCAGTGGCGTCGTCGCTTTCGGGAGCGCACCTAAACTACCTTCCTTCACCGTGTCCACATTGCCATCTGCGGCCGCCAATCCGCAGGGCATGGTCTATGTTTCCAACGGAACCGCCAACAAGCGCCAGGCAATCTCGGACGGCACCAACTGGCGCTTTCCGGACGGCGCTATCGTCTCCTGACCCTCCCACAAAAGGACTTCTGCTATGCCTGATATTCAGGATCAAACCTTTCCCTATGAACTGCTCGTGCGCTTCGGGACGGATGGCACGCCGACCGGCGCGCATGTCCAATACCTGCGCCGCATCACGCTCGATGGCGAAATCATCAAGGATGATGTGCTGCCGGCGCAGCCAATCGACCTCGCCGGCTTTCCGACCAGCCCCATCATGGAGGATGCATGCCGCGATGCGCTCGCCAAGGTCGCTTCGCAGACGGCGCAGATCACGGCTCTGGCCGGTCAGCTCGACTCAGCCAATGCCGACCTCGCGAAGGCGCATAGCGATCTCGCAACGGTGACCGGCGACGTTGACCAACTGCGCACGGAACTGACGAATGTGCAGGCTGCAGCTGGCGCGAACGAAACCGCCCTTCAGGGGCAGATTTTCACGCTGAACGACCAGCTTGCCGCTGCCGATGCCACCATTAAGCAGCTGCAGGCGACGATCGCCGGCATGCAACCGGCTGGCTAATAGGCCGCGCCAAAACTCCCTTCATTCAGGATCATCACAATGGATCACGCGAAATTCTTCGCGGCGGTGCGCCTGTCGCTGTTCGGCGGACGCCTGTCGACTAACCAGGTCAACGGCATGGAAGCCATTCTTGTCGAGTGGCAGGACACGCCTTTCGATCAGCGCTGGCTTGCCTACATGCTGGCGACGGCGTTTCACGAAGCGGACAACACCATGTGCGCCGTCTCGGAAAACCTCAACTATTCGGCGGCCGGCCTATGCGCCACCTTCCCGAAATACTTCAACGCCTCGCAGGCGGCCGCCTATGCCCGTCAGCCGCAACGCATCGCGAATCATGCCTATGCGAACCGCATGGGCAACGGCACTGAAGCGAGTGGCGACGGTTGGCGCTATCGAGGGCGCGGCCTGGTGCAGATCACTGGCCGCGATAACTACGCGAAATACGGCATTGCCGACTATCCTGATAAAGCGCTCGATCCCATCAAGGCCGTCGAGATTTTGTTCGACGGCATGATCAACGGCCGCTTCACCGGCAAGAAGCTTGCGGATTATTTCAGCGCCACCGCGACCGATTGGGTCGGTGCCCGCAAGATCATCAACGGCACCGATCGGGCGATCGACATCGCCGGCTATGCCAAGAAGTTCCTCGCGGCGCTTGAAGCGGCGCGATGATGCCTGCCGCCTGACAGCGGTTCTTTTCTCCCTCCCTGACATCGAAGGATCTTCATCATGCGCGCATTGCTCTTCGCAATGGCGGCCGGCATCGCTTTATCCGGCTGCGTAACCACCGAACAGGTCGACAAGACGAACTCGAAAATCGAGAGCGGCCTTAACGATGCCTGCCCGAAGCTTGAGGCGGCACACAACGCCTTCCTGCTCTCCAGCATCTTCATTCACTATTCGCAGAAGGTCGTCGACACCGAGCGCCAGGCCTATGCCGGCGTTCATTCCATCTGCGCCGACCCCGCTTCCGTCACCCTGCAGTCGTCCGTCTCGAAAGTCCTGCAGGCGATCGAAGATATCAAGGCCGCCAAGTCTGGCGGCTGATCCTCCCTCAACCCTCTGTCCAAATCAGGAGCATTCCCATGTTCAACACGAACCTGGTGCATAACATCATCAACCTGCTCGGCCTCATCCTCGGCGTGCTGCTGACGGTCGACTGGACTGGCCTTGGCCTGTCCGACACGACGGCGGCCAAGGTCGCGGCCGGCGTGCTGCTTCTCAGCAACCTTATCAAGGTGACGATGAACCTCACGCGTGATGGCGCCACCGGCATCTTAAAGCCGCAGCCGCCTGTCGCCGCCAACGACTCCAAGCCCGCAGCGGAAACGCGAGCAGCCGCGTAAGGCGGGACAGTTGCATGCGCTTCCCGGCCTCGAGCCGGGGAGCGTCTTCCTTATCCACATTCGGGCATTCGAGGGGCAGAATGGCTATCAATGATTTCATGGATGCTCTTGGCATCAAGGTCGGCGTTGCGGTTGCAGGGCTTATGGGTGGCGTCCTGCGCGGGCTTTCTCGTCGACGCTATACCGCACGCGAGATATTCGCCTCGCCCATCTGCGGCGCGATCGCGGCCGCCTATCTGACGGAGCCGGTGCTCTATTATCTCCGGTCGCTTAACTGGCCGCTTCCAAATCCCGATATTGCCGCGATGAACGCGACGGCCTTCGTGGTCGGCGTCTGCGCCATGTGGATCGCGGATATTATCTTCGAAGTTGTTGTGCGTTGGGCGCGAGGCGGACGGTCGGCCTCTTAGAGGCTGGCCTAACGGTCCACCGGCACATGCTCAAGGAGCGTGGTGTCGAGCGTCATCTGACGGGCATTCATGTTGGCATCAAACCTGAGCAGTTCGGCGAGCTCCGTATCATCCGTCTGCAGGTGAAGCTTGATCACCAGCATCGACGGAGATCGCATGCCTTTGGTCCGGACGATTTCGCCGAAGCGAATTGTTTCACTCATCGATCTGACTGCGCCCTTCTGCTCGCTCGTCGTTCCTCGACCCATTCTCTATCGGGAAAATGGTCCCAGCACCAAAAGCTGTTTTGACCTTTTACCGGCTCATAGCCGAGCATTCCCCACACCTTGCATCCCGGCTCTTCGCAATAGTGCTCGAAAAGTATCGTCGCTGCCGGCCGTGTAGTCGTCCTGGCTTCGTCGCCCATGTCAGTTCAAGCCGTTCTTCGGCTGCGTTTCTAATGAGCGCTTCATCGAATCCGCAAATTGCTCGAGCGTTTTTATCGCATAGGCGAAACGCTGTGCATCAGGGGTTCCGACTGCCCGCACTCCGTTATCCCGAATATCAGCCGCGACGCTGCCCAGCAGCCTGTTGACGAAATCATACGTGTTGCCTGTGGCCGAGCCGACGCTGCCCAGCAGATGGGCTATGAGCATATCCTGCATCACGCACCGCCCATCGAGTTCATCGACGAGCTTTTCCAACTTCTTGACGCGATCCTCGATCATTTCTTCACCTCATGCGGTTTTCGTGTTGGGGAGCAGGATGAGTTCATCGTCGGGAAGCGGCCTTTGAAGAGCCTTCGCTTCCGACCAAGGGGCCGTCATCCATTTCTCGATCTCATCTTCGGTTCGCAAGATGACCGGCATAGCTTTCTGATGGACAGGCGCGACGACCGCGTTCGGCTCGGTTGTCAAGAAGCCGTAGAGATCGACCGTAATCTCTCCCTCCTTTACCTTCCTCACAGACCGCCATTGGGGCACCCATAGTCCTGCGAAGAACATCAGCGGCTCGTCCGCGCCGCCTGCAAACCAGGCGTTTGGTGTTCTGCCTCCCTCGACCTTGCTGGACGGATCTGGCTCAGCAAACCGGTTGAACGGCACCACGCAGCGGTTCTCCACTCCCAGCCATCTCGCCCAGTGCTTGCTCGACGTGTTGCGGACGTTCGTCGTTCCGCCGTCAGGCTCCATTCTCAGAAGCTCATCGAAGTTCACTACCTTGCCCTTGGCTCGAAGCTTGTCGGCTCGCTTGGTAGCGTTGTCGAAGATCGCCTTTTGGGAGGAGGGCAATCCCCAACGAACCTTCACCAGTTCTCGGCCGGCTGGCGTGTTCCGGACAATCGGTCCCATCTGATCGGGATACAGGTCTAGCTCCGGCTCAAGGTTGCCGACGCTATCGATCAACGCGCGAGTGATCTGCCGGATGGATTCCTGATTGGTCGAGATATTATAGAGATTGCACATTCAAAACTCCTCTATCCTCGCGTTTGCGAGACCACGACGACTTTCGCTGAGCCTTTGAGGCCGCATTTCTTGCACCTAAGCACCTTTGCGGCGTCAGAGATTGGGGCATCCTTTCCTAGGATTTTCTCCAGTCTCGGTCGTTCAATCTCGGTCTTCCGGCCGCAAGTGCAATGCGCGTAGAGCCTATGCCACTCCCTCAGGTCCGAAAATACAACAGCATCATTCTTTCTAGCCTTCGGATTGATGTACCCCATCCTCTTTGCCCATTCGTCTGGCGAAAAGTGAAAATGAAGGCGGCATCGATTATTGAATGCATTCTCGGTGCGCGTGCATCCCAGGGATTTGGCGATCAACGATGGAAGCGATGGCATCGTAAGATTGCCATGTTTTTCCAAGAGGTCCTTTCGATCCAGGCGCCGCAGGATCTCGCAGTCCTCGCAGATTACGTCGACCGTCTCGCCCTTGTGATCTGCAAGCATATTGGCGGGCGAATCCGCACGCTCAGTTGTGCTCATCGGGACGCATGTGCTCGACTACGGCGCGGGCTTCGGTGATCTTCCGCAGAAATGCATCCGACTTGGCGATGGTGCCGTTTCCCTGCCGTTGATCAAAGACATCCTCACCCAGGAAGGCGATTAGGTCGCGAATGACCTCCGCATCGTGGGGCGTGATTGTGTAATCGGTCGTTTGCAT